GGCTTTAGAAGATTTATCTGCTTTAAATGCACCAAAAGTAAGTGCAGTAATTGGACAAGACTTAGGTGGATTGGGTGGATATCTATTTGATACTACACAAAAATCAGTAACTTGCGTAGGTGCGGTATTAGGAACTATTGCAGCAGCAACAGTTAGCCAAGATATAGCATGGAAAGGCAAGTTCAACTTATCTAACGGTGTAGAATTAGACACAATCGGATTTGCAAATGGTGAACCGGCTATTTATGTATCACCAAGTTTGACAGACACACTTTGCGATAAGAGATATATCTTTGTAGTAAAGAATGTAGGTTCAACTGGAACATTTATAAATGATTCTTATACTTCAGTAGCACCAACATCTGACTATTGTTTTATCGAAAACAACAGAACGATTGACAAGGCTATCAGAGGTGTTTATGCTTCATTGCTTCCTGAGATTGGTGCGCCAATTCAACTGAATGCAGATGGTACAATAAGTGATGTAACAATTAACCACTTGAAAAGTGTAGCTGTTCCAAATCTTGACCAAATGGTAAGAGATTCTGATTTGTCTAATTATTCAGTAGATATTAACCCGACACAAGATGTTCTTGCTACAAGCAAAATCATTGTAAGTGTTAATCTATTGCCAAAAGGAGTTAGCAGAGTTATACAGGTAAATATCGGATTCGTAACATCAATATAATAAATAAGACATGGCAACACCATTAATAAACGGTATCAATTACGCATGGGCTGGAGTAAAAGTAGTTTTATTCGGAGTTCCTGTAATTGGCATTACCAAAATCACATATAACGCTAAACAAAAGAAGGAAAACAATTACGGTATCGGAGTTGAACCTATTAGCAGAGGATACGGAAACGTAGAATACGAAGGCTCTATTGAGATTTATCTTGATGAGTGGAAACGTATCATTGCAAGTTCACCAAATAGAAACCCATTGGCAATAACACCTTTTGACATTCAAGTGCTTTACGGAGTAAATGCTATAGCACCAGACCAAGTTGATGTTTTAAAAGCGGTTGAGTTTATGGAAAATCCATTAGAAGCCAATCAAGGAGATACAAAATTGACTGTTACTATTCCTTTGATTATCGGTGCAATAAGTAGATAACAAATAAAAAAAGAACGAAATGACAAAAAGAGAAGAAGTATTAGAACAAGTTGAAAAGAGAGCAGAGCAGTTAACTGCTGAACATGGAAGAAAGGTTATACCTTTAGTTTATGGCTCTGAAGATGAACCGGTAGTAGGTTATTTAAAAGAAATTAGCCGAATAGCTAAAATTAGAATTTTGGATAGCGCACTAACTGGAGGAATGTCGGCTTGTGAAAGTTTAGTAGATGATTGTTTGATTAAAGAAGCGGATTATCAAAAGATACTTAATGATGATGTTTACTATATCGGAGTTGTTAATGAGATAAATCTAATGGTAAGGGCTGCTGCTAATCAGTTTAAAAAAAAATAGCTGACAATCTTATAAAAGAAGATGAAGGCGAAGGATTAGGATTAGAGCAATGGTCGGCTTTAATCCTTTTTTATTTTAAAGAGGATACCGATGAAATGTCGGAGGATAAATTTGCAAAACGTATAGGGCAATTAAGTTATGCTCTAAAAAAGACAAATCAATATGGCTGAAAATGTTGAGTATATACTATCGTTAAAAGATATGTTTACCGGTAAGATTAATGCGGCTGAATCTGCTGCAAAAGGTCTTAATTTTACCATGAAAGAATTGGCTACAACTGCGGCGGGTTTTTTTGGTGTATATGCTGGTGTTGATTTTTTAAAAAGTAGTGCTGAAGCATTTAATGAAGCAGAAAAATCATCTGCACAATTAAGCGCAACATTAACAAGTACAGGATTTGCAGCAGGAAGGACTAAAGAGCAATTAGATGCTCAAGCCGAGTCATTAATGAAGTTGTCTACTTTTGATGATGATGCTATAACTGGCGCACAATCATTATTACTTACATTTACTAATATTAGGGGTGAAATTTTAGATAAAACTACACCTGCGGTATTGGATTTAGCCACTAAAATGGGTGGAGATTTAAAAGGCGCATCTATTCAAGTAGGTAAGGCATTAAATGACCCAATACAAGGGATGACTGCTTTAAAGCGTGTAGGTGTATCATTTAGCGAAACACAAAGGCAGACTATTAAAAACCTACAAGAAACCGGAGATTTAGCAGGTGCGCAAAAAATAATTTTAGCAGAGTTAAATAAAGAGTTTGGAGGTTCAGCACAAGCGGATGCAAATACTTATTCTGGTCAGATGAAAATAATGGCTCATGAATTTCAAAACGTTAAAGAAGAGTTAGGATATTTTATAATGAAATTAGTAGTTTCATTAAAACCTGCATTTGAAAAGGCTATTGAATTGTTTCAAGGTGCTATTGATTTTGCAAGAAAATACAAAACAGAATTACAAGCATTAGGTATATTTGTAGGAATATTAGGGGGTGCATGGCTTATGTATACAACATATATAAAAGCGGCAGCGGCATATACAACGGTTATGGAAGGTGCAATGTGGCTACTAAATGTTGCTATGGATGCCAATCCAATAGGTATAGTAGTTATAGCATTAGCAGGATTAGCGGCTATATTATATGAATTGATACAACACTTTGAAACTGTTGAACGAGTAGCACGAGGCGCATGGGAAGTATTAACACATCCCGGCGAAGATGTAAGCGAAGCATGGAATCGTGGTTATAATCAAATATCAGGCAGAAAGTCAAGAGGTGCTTCAGGTAGTTGGGGTGAAGAAACCAAAACGGCAACTGCACCTGGAACTGTTCCTCCAATGGACACTTCTGCGCCATCAAAAACACCTAAAGCATCAAGTGCGACAGGTCAAAAATCTTACAATATCAATATCAAAATTGATAATTTAATTAAAGAACAAAATATAAACACAACTAACATTAAAGAAGGTGCAGACAAGATTAGAGAACTGGTAACAAGTGTACTACTTTCTGCGGTTAATGATAGTCAAATGATAGGCGAACGATGACAGAGTTATTAAAACAAGAGTTCAAATATGTTGGGGTTAATATATTGAACGTAGCAAAGGACTTTATTCCTTATCCAATTAATAAAGAAACAAATGCCGATGCGCCTATTGGACTTTCTCAATTAGGTACACCAGTGTTTGCTGATTTAACCTTTTTAGGTGATACATATACCGATACGGTTAATGAGGTTACAAAGACTGTAACATTTAAAGACTTAAAATTTGAAGCAGTTATAATGACTGTTAATCAAAGCAAAAACATAGTAACAACGCAGATTCAAGGTCGTAATGGAACGGTTAAAGAATATATTGGGATGGGTGATTATGGCATTATTATTAATGGTATCATTACTACAAAGAATGGGAATGGTCATTACCCGATAGATGAGGTAAGAGATTTAAAGCTAATGCTAAATGCCAACAAACCCATAAAAGTAGCATCAACTTATCTTCAAAATTTAGATATAAAAACTATCGTTATAAAAGACTATGAATTTGCACAAGAAACCGGCGGGTATTCTTATCAAAAATTTAGCATAACAGCGATGTCAGATAACGACCAATATGTGTATATTGAGAATATATGATTAATGTAGTTACAAATATTACAATTCAGCAATTAGCCGGAGATACAAGCCGAAAGAAACGCTTATTCTTTGACTTTGTAAATGAGTGGGAGGCAAACGATAGCTGGGAAGATTTTACTAATCAAGCCAAAATTACACTTCCGAAAAATATATACTATTTAGACCCATACACGAATAAGACATTTACAATAGATAATATAGGCGGTGTAAATGGCGGTGCTACTTTTATGCGTGGTGATGCGGTGGAAATTGTAGCAGGATATCAATACTATAATAAAAACGGAGAGCTAATTACTGATAAATCTCAAATCTTTAAAGGGTATATTTCTAAAGTATCAAGTAAAAAACCTTTTGAATTATCTTGTGAAGACAATATGTATCGGCTAAAGCAGTTGCCAGTAACACAACCTAAATTGGGAGGTAAGCAAAACCTTTGGAGTGGGAAATATTACACCGTAGAGAAGATGTTAGCCGAGATGCTAAGCCAAACTGAGTTAACAGTTAACCAAAAGACACAAACCAACATAGGAGATTTTACGGTTGATTCTAATATGACTGTAATGCAAGTTTTGGAAAAGCTAAGAAAGGATGTGCATTTAGAATCTTTTTTTAGAGGTAATGAGTTGATTATAGGGTTTTTGGTATATGATGAAGAAGTGGCGGCACAACACGAGGCTAAAGGGAAAAAGGTATTTGTATTTCAACAAAATATAATTAGCGATGAATTAGATTATCAAAACAAAAAGGATGTTATTTTGTCGGCTATTGGTTATTCAGTAAATACATTTACTACCACTACTGGGAAGAAGACCAAAGATGGGCAGGATAAAACCAAAGATGAACGTTTAGAGGTGTTAGTATATGCCGATAAAAATGGCAATTTAATAGGGATGAAAAAGGAAAAAGGCAAAGATTTTCCTGAAAACAAAGAAGGAGAAAGAAGAACTTTTTATTTTAATGATATTAAAAGTTCTGCTGATTTAATACAAAGAGTAAAAGATAAACTTCAATTATATTACTATACAGGTTTTAAAGGCTCATTTACCACGTTTGGGACACCATTTGTAGAGCAAAATGACAATGTCTATATAATTGACCAAGTATTACCGGAAAGAAACGGATATTATAAAATAAAATCGGTTAAATATAAAGGCGGAAGTGGCGGTTTAAGGCAAGAAATAGAATTGGCATATCTTATTAGACAAATAAGCGAAACCGAGTTAAAAACACTATTAAAATGAGTGATAGAGCAATTAGGGAAGCAGTTAGACATTTAGCCGGAACGCATGGCAAGGATGAGGTATTTTTAGTACAATGCGAAGTCAATTCTGTTAATGAGGCGGCAAGAACTTGCGATGTTACAACTATATCGGGTAGGTCGCAATACAGTATAGATGATGTGGCTTTAATGCCTATTGTTGATGATGGGGTTTTGATAATTCCAACAGTCGGAAGTACAGTTTTAGTGATACACAATAATAGAAATGTCAAGTTTATTGCTCAATTTAGTGAAATAGATAAAATCTTTATAGTATCAGGCAGTTCAACGCTTGAAATTAAAGACGGTTCTATAAAGTTTAACGATGGTTCATTTGATGGATTAGTCAAGATTAAAGACTTGGTTACAAAATTAAATAACTTGGAAAACGATATAAACAATTTAAAGTTAGCATTTTCAAGTTGGACAGTTGTGCCAACGGATGGAGGTGCAGCCTTAAAAGCAAGTGCAGCAAGTTGGTACGGTCAGCAGTTGACTAAAACACAACAATCGGATTTAGAAAATACAAAGGTAACGCATGGCAAGTAGATACGATTACATACAGGATGAAAGTGGCGATTTGCTTATTCAATACGGCGATTTCACTATTGCCGAAAGCGATTCAATGCACATTGAGGATACTATAATTGCAACTGCTGGGTGGTGGAAGCAATTCCCAACGGATGGAGTAGGTATAACTTATTATTCTAACTCTACCGGTCAAGAGCAGGTGTTAGCACGAGATATTAAGATTCAGTTGGAACTTGACAAGTATACTGTCAACAATCCTATTGTAACATTTGTAAATGACAAATTAACTATAAATCCAAATGCAACAATATAAAGCAATTAATGGACAATCCTTGCAGGATGT